CTTTTCATATTTTTCTCCCATTGCATTTGTAATTTGTGTTGGTCTATATTTATATTCATCGATCAACACACTCATTAAAATACTTAACATTATTTTATCTTTATCCATTTTGTTCCCCCTCTCTCCTTCCTTAAAACTAAACTTTTATTTACTCCACTAATTCATAAGTCATTTTGAAAATATCAGGCTTACAAGGATATTTCTCACCTTGAACCCCTGTGATTATGTAATCTCCCTCACTAATCTCATGAAATCCTTCTAATGTTTTAATAGCAGGGATTCTACTTGCTTTTGGATATCCACCATTTTTATTAAAATATCCTATGAACTTTCCATTCAACTCATAACAAGCATATCCATCTTCCATTCCACTTTGATAAACTTCTGCTTCAATTACAACTGGTTTCGTTCTCCATTTTGCCATTTTATCTTTCCTCCAATTATTATATTTTTATTTACTAAACTCTATATAATTTCTCCAAAACAACAACTCTGAACTGCTTCTATAAGCAACTCTTTCCAAACACTTTTCACACCATTTTCTATATGCTTCTTCTGATTTAAACCTAGAATCAATTCTTTTCTTTGCTCTTTTAACCAATTCAACTCCTTTCATGTCTGGAATTTTCTGTGAATACTTCTTTAACTCAAAAATATCAAAATCTACTTCAATTAATCCTACAGATAAAGGTATTAATTCAATAGGAATAGTATTAACTGGACTTATGATATATGTATAGGCACTTGCACAACAAAATCCATTCTTAAAATCACTCAAATTAGCTTTTGCTTCAATTCCTTTAATATCGTAATGAAACTTCCTTGGTGCTATTCTAACCTTTTTAATTCCAACACAGTCAATTATTTCTTTTCTCTTTTTACCAATATCTAAGTCCCACATGCCACCTACTTCAGTAGCTAACATTTTGTAACCCCAACCAAATAGTATGTATTTTGATATTTCTTTTAGCAGAAAATGTGTTTCTGTTTCGTTCTTTGGTCTATTATAAGTCAATTATATGTAATCACCTCGATTCTTATTTATTTCACATAATTTAACCACATATCAATTATAACATTTTAGCAACCATATGTCAAACATTTTATTTTAGTATTTAATAAAATTATCCATCTTTGTACCAGTCGCTAATTCCATCTTCCTGTGTTTCACATTTACCATTTTCATCGAGTGCAATAAGTTTTCTACTTTCTAAAGCAATTGTACAAGAATCCTCCCAATAATATTTACAATCTGAGTTTTTACAATGGATTAATGTCATTTTACAATTTAACCCTCCTTTATCCAATGAAAATATCCTTTTATTGGATAATTTGATTTTAGAAACCCTTATGTAGCAAGGGTTACAGGGTTTTTTACTTTTATGGATTTTATTCAATTCCATAAGATAACAATTTATCTTCCAAATCCTGAATTTTATAGAACATAGCGAGAATAAGATTATCTCCGATTAAATCTCTCCATTGCTCTCCATATCTTAGAGCATGAAAATTAAAATTACTTCCATCTTGATCTAAGATAACTTCATATTCCCCATTGTCTAATTTTATTGATTCTTTCATTTATATTCACAATCTCCTCTCAAACAATTTTTGCAGTTACAGTCTAAAGTAATTAGGTATCCGCAAGGAGTATAAAAGTCTATAATGCTACTTCTATATCCTCTGATACTTTCTTTCGACTCTAATGGAATGATTTTGCTCCCATTAATAAATTCAATAGTTTTATTTCTCATTTTTCATCCTCAACTTTATTCAAAAATTAAATCCTTAAAAATAGTTGTTTCTCCACCATCATTAGAAATATTATTCTTCAGTTCATCTAGTGAATCACTTTTATAAAAATATCCTTGTCCATCTAATCTTATTAAAACATAAATATGATGACCTACATTAATAAAATTAGGCAATGCAGAAACTATATACCACTGACATGTATAATCACTATAAGCATAATTACCAATTTGCATATCTTCAGTGTTAATTTTGTTAATTCCGTACATTTTTGTCATTCTCCTTTTATTGTTTAATACCAACCAAACATTTTAAGATGTTATTTTAAATTTCTTCTTCTATATCTAATATATCTTCTGACTTAATAATTCATAATCTATTTTATACATCCATTTGAATCCTTTTGCCGTCTTGCATTTATTTTTGCAACATTTTGAGATATGTGATCTGTCTGCACCAGTGCTTTCAGATGCTTCTCTTGTACTAGGAAACTCGCAGATGAATTCATCATTAATTGTTAATTGTACTATAGATATTGCTTGTGGATGATCACCACCTTTATAACCAACATGATTATCTGACATTTTTTGTCTAGACTCTATCGAATATTTATTGCCGAAATTGGGATTGTTTGCTCCGATAAATCTCCCTAACATGCCTTCTCGAAGCTTTTCTTTTGTTGTATCACTCAATGGCCGACCATAATTAAAATTCTTTTCTCCCCTAATCGAGTTACCGTGTTTCTTTCTAGTTTCTTCTGTTCGCGTAACCCCATATTGAGGATTGTTCTTCCCTTTATTATTTTCACTTAGTTTAATTAGGGATTCTTCAGTATGTTTATAACCTAAAGTACCATCACCACCCTTGGTTAAATTATATCCAGTCTTAAATGTATTATAATATGAAATCCAGTATTTTTCTTTTTCTCTCAATTCTTCAATGGTTTTTGCTGAATCAATTATTTCAAGACTGAATGATTCAATTCCATACTTTTTGATTGCACTATGAAAATAACTTCCATCACCTCTCTGCCACACATGACTTTGATGCCTTTCTTCTAAAGATTTTGTAGTAAGACCAATATATTTCTTATCATTCACTAAACTAGTGTACATATAGACAATCCCATTTTCTATACTAGTCATTTAATTCTTGACACTCCTCTATATCAGGAGAATCTGCAATATCTTTAATTATACCTTCAAGCACTTTAAATAAATAGCTTTTATGTTTATATGCAGAAAATTTTTCTTTATTATCAATCCTAACTACCACACCTTCTTTAATATGGGTTTTACCGATAGGATCTGGTCCATCTACATAATTATTGACTCTTTTCATTAAATCATCTACATTAGAAAATAAAAATTGGTCTAAAATAGGAACAAATTTTACACCCATTTGTTCACATCTTAATTTAGTCAAAGTTGTTGAATACTCAGTCATAAATCCATCTTCATTTGTCATTGTCATACGATAAACATAAATATCATTTTGTCCTGTTCCACAACCATATGTAAATCTAGTAGTTTCACCATATTCTTTAATAAACTTCTTATCTTTTGTTTTAGCATTGCTACATTCTGGCATTACTGTAGTATTATCATGAGTGTACCCGACTACTTCATAATAAATTGATTCTCCTTTATGTAATTTACCTACAAAATAATCATGCCATTGTTTTCTAAAGTCATTGTCTCCATAAAATCCACCATTATAATCTTTCAAAACTACTCTTCTAGTACCAGTGACATACTCCCATGATTTCTTGGATTTAGGTTTAATTTTTGCAAATGATAAAACCTTATGTATCCAATACGGAAGAATTTTTTTAGTATCTTTAATAGCATTTGAAGTACGTTGAGATGTACCATGAATTTTCAAAGTAATATAACATAAATCACCTTCTCTAAATTGTTGTGTATTATAAGCTAACTGTGATGTGTCTACATGTTCAGAAAAGAATGGATAACTATCCTTTTCTACTTTCTTATTTTTAGTTCCCTGTTGACTAGGATTATTATTTATTTTCTTACATTTAGGAATATATTTCTCACAAATCAAAATTCCATTAAGAGTGGTAATGGTATCTCCTTCTTTAAGATCATTGATATTGCAAAACCTTCCAAGACTTTTAAGTGGCATAAATAACCCATCTGATTTTTCTTTACGTAAATTTATTGTAGTTACATGTCTTTTATCTGGGTCTAAATATCCACCTGTTTGATTACCATTAGCATCTTTTTCTCTAAGTAATTTATTTTCTTGACAATATTCAATCCCCAATCTACCATCTGTTGGGAAATAACAACCTAATTCTCCTTCTTTTGTATCAAGACTAACTATTACAAAATTCCCAAAACACTCTCCAACTTGAAGTCTGTCTGCATTAGAGTGTTTTCTCATATTTTTAATTTTGGTTATATATCCATTATAGCTCATTATTTAATCTCCTTTATTATTTATCAATTATATAGTATAAAACAGATAATTATTGGGGAGAATAAACTCCCCATATCATATTACTTTTTCGATTTAACACCAGAAGATAATTTATTCAATTTCTCTTCTAATTTCTTAGCATCATTCAACACTAAACTCATAGATTGCTCATCTGAAAATCCTACATTGACATAAGCATCATATTGATTCTTTTTAGCAATTGCAGTAGTAGCAAAATATTCTGTATTGTTTGCATAATCTTTATAGATATTGAATAATTCTTCAGCAATTCCATACATTAAAGGTTTATATTGATCTACCAATTCACTCACCATTGGTTTAGCTAATTTAGGATTTGACATGACCATTTCGATTAATTTATTAAACATATTTATTACCTCTTTCTTTTTTTTAATTATTATTAAATTAATTCTGATATTTGATTACTTAGACCCACCAATAGCCGGAATATTAATCATTTGACTTCCACTACCAACAACTTGAGATTGTTGACCATCCCACTTATCAATCCA